CATCACTAACTAGCTTCCCCTTAATCGATACTTCCCGTGGGACTGATTTTACGGGAGCGTGGAATAACTGCTCATCGCTAGACAGCTTCCCTTTAATCGATACTTCCCGCGGAACTAATTTTTTTACCACATGGGATAACTGCGTATCACTAACAAGCTTCCCTTTAATCGATACTTCCAAGGGGACTGATTTTTCTTACGCGTGGCGTGGCTGCAGATCACTAACCAGCTTCCCCTTAATTAATACCTCCAGCGGGACTACTTTTCAGGGGGCGTGGGCTAACTGCTCATCACTAACAAGCTTCCCTGCAAACGCTTTCGATAGTATTAAAGGCGGTGACTTCACAAACGCTTTCCTTAACACAAACCTAGACCAAACCAGCAATAAACGGCATCCTGGTCTCTCTCGTCGCGTCAGGAATCGCAGCAGGAACAAGAGTATTTGATCAGTCAGGAGGCTCGGCCCCGTCATCAACAGGCGAGGCAGCTATCGTCACCCTACGCTCACGCGGCTGGACAGTTACAGTGACAGTGACAGGAGGAGATTAAGATGACCACAGAATATACACAGACCGCAACTATTGCCGTACCCGAACCCCTAATCCCTGACGCTAATCAACTGGCTCTATGCCTCGGTGAATCAGCCGCAGACGATCAGACATTCGGCGCAGCAACTTATCAGGACGCAGGCGGCAATCTGTACGCAGTCTGCTCAACGGTAGCCAAGCCCGTGTTTGCAGAAAAGGCAAGCCAGCCTTTACAAGCACCTGACCACGCGCCCGGTGTAGACCTGGAGGCCGCTACACGAGCGCAGGCCCTGCTACAATTAACGGCGGTATCGCTACCCCGAACGTTATAGCGGTAATCCTCAGCGGCAGCGCAGAAAGAGCGCAGGATCATATCGCAGTGCTGGGGCTAACTCTGCGAGAGATTGTAAGGCTGTGATAAGCTCGAAAAAAAGAAATTTAACTATAAATCGGAGATAATCATGAGCGTAAGTATTAAAAAATGTAGTAACTGTCACCTTGCTCCAAGGCGGCGCACTGGCAATGGCAGACAATCCGAATGTCGTCGCAATGATTACCAGCGAGCAGCAGGGGCCAATTTCATCTGCCAGCCGGTATCGAATTTATTCCGAGGCGGCAAGCGTGGCGGCTGATTTTGGAACAGCAAGCCAAGCGTATGATTTCGCTATGTCGTTCTTCGGCACCCAGCCCAACGCCACCAACGCAGGCGGCTTTCTGGTTATCGGCTATTGGCGTGGTGCAGCTGAGGATGTTGCAGCAACCGCAGCAAGCCTAAACGGCGCTCAGTTGTCAGAAGCTACCGTGGTTAGCGCACTTCAGCAGGTAGCAGACGGAACGCTTGATATTACTATTGACAGCGGATCCAAAAGCCTGACGGCCATGGACTTCCGGGCGACTACTACGCTGGATGAAATTGCGGCCGTTATCGACGCAAAGCTGACTGGTGGAACGGCAGCGGTAGTCGATCAGCGCATTGTCATTACCAGCTCGACCACCGGCGCAACCACCGGCGATGAGAGCACCATCACGTTTGCAAGCGACCCTGGTACAGGCACTTTCATCGGCCAGACTTTGGCTCTGACAACCGGATCAGGTGGCTTCCTTACTCAGGGCGCGGCGCTTGCAACCCTTACAGCAGAAACCAAGCTGGCAGGGATAACAGAGCTGTTTTCACAGGTGAAGTTCCGAGGCGCTATGTTCATCGACAACCCAACGGACGAAGAGTTCTAAGACGCTTGCAGAATGGGGCCAGGCAAATGATGTGCTTCAGTATGATGTTTTCGATGAACCATCAAACCTGGTGGTAGACACGGAAAACGTGGTCTGGGATATCAAACTTTCAAGCCTGACCAACTACAGGATGTTATACAGCAAGGCAGGAAACAGAAAACTTGCAGCGTCATACATGGCGCGGGCGCATACCGTTAATTTCGCCGCTGAAAATTCCGCTCTGACAATGCACCTCAAGGAACTTTCGGTCGCAGCTGAGGACTACACGCAGACGGAAGTCAACAACGCAAAGACCGTTTGGCCTTTGATTTTGTACACCACGATCAAGCTGACACCGGCTATCCTGACGAGTGGTGCTAACAATTTCACCGACGAAAGATACAACCTGATAGCTTTCGTTGATTTCTTGCAAATCGACATGTACAACCTTCTGAAACAAACCGGAACCAAGATTCCGCAGACCCGGCGCGGCGTTAATCAGCTGATCGACCAGGCCGAGAAAACAACCCGGCAGTTCGTCCGGGCAGGAGTCGCAGCACCTGGAACATGGTCGAGCCCTGATTATTTCGGCAACCGTGAGACCTTCGAGCAGAGCATTCTGAATAATGGATTCTATTGGCTGGCCGGCTCTTTGGCTGACCAGGCTCAGAACTCACGAGAGGCAAGAGAATCGCCGGTTCTGCAGGGCGCTGTAAAAATGGCGGGCGCTGTTCATTCGGTCGATCTTATCGTGATGATTAATCGGTAATTTGCAACTTATAAAGAGGAGATAAAATCATGGCAGGAATAGCTTTAGCAGCAGACAGCACCACCGTAGTTCTTAACGGAACGGCAATTGTTGATTTGTCAGAAGGTGACTATATCGTACTGACACCGGTAAACCCCGCAACATCGCATATCAACAGCACTAACGGCGGCGTGAACATCAATGAACGTTCTGATCGTGGTGTCCATGACCTGGCTCTAAGAGTTCAGCGTTACAGCGCTTCGGACGGATTTTTGAATAACTTGCTGCGGCAGTCGCCCCCAATTGTTATCAACGGGAGCCTGAAGGAAAACTTCAATCGCGACGGAACCGACGGCGTGGAGTCTTGGAGCTTGGAGCTTGGCAGCGTAACGACTCAGCCGACAAGCACAAAATCAGGCACTGACGGCAACGCTGTTCAGGAGTACGTGATTCGATTCCGCAACGCATCCCGCAACCTGTAAGAAATGGTGAACAATATGAGCGAACCACAATCAGAAAGAACGCAAGCACTCTCAATGCTCAAAGCGGTGCATGATGATCAGTCGGCAACGCTACCGAGCGGACGAGAATATAAGTTGACTAAAATGACGCATAAGCAGCGGCGTCGTGTCTTTGCGTTCTTCACCAAAAAGCAGCGTGAGATACAGAACGGCGACTTTTCCTTTCTCGACTCTCCGGATTTTGAGCCAGTGGAAAAAGTTATCATGGAAACCGTCCTTTTCGAGGGTGCGCAGATCAGCAAGATTCCTACTATATGGGATGATCAGCCAGAGGATTATGTCATTTTCATCACCACCATGCTTGGTGCTATATCGTATCCTTTTTTGGGCGGAGGCAGGTGGCGGCTAACGGTCCCAGCGCCCCTGTCTGAACCGAGCCTCATTGCATACAGCAACTTGTCGAATGAAGTTATGGTTGAACATGCCTTGGTTCGATATGGCTACGGGACACTGATCCAGGTAAGGAAGATGGACACGCAAGACTTCCTTGACGCAGTCGAGTATCAAGAAATTACATCCGCAATTGAACAATACCGGATGGAACAAGCACATAGGGAGAGATAATGGCACAGGTCACCGAGTTGATCACAAAATTTTCGTTCGAGGGATCAACCTCCCCCCTCAAAGACTACAACAGCTCTCTTGGCAAAAGCGTCAAACTTCTCGGCGCGATGGGCGCTGCACTCGGAATGGCGGCTTTTGCTGTTGCTAAGTGGGCGTCTGGGGTAAGTCAGTCCCTCCAACCTCTCTTCGATCTCAGCGAACAGACAGGCGTGGCGGTCGCGTCAATTCAGGAGCTATCCTTCGTAGCAGAGCAGTCCGGGTCATCCGCCCAAGCGCTCGAGTCATCCCTTAGCGGGCTAGGCGCAAAGATAGGCGAAGCAGCACAGAAGGGCAGTGAGGATTTCTCCCGGCTCGGTATTAGCGTACGAGATGCAAATGGCCACGTAAAAAGCACTGATACAATCCTTGGTGAATTGGGGAGCAGCTTTAAGCGACTCGGGCTGTCTATGGCCGAACAACAAGGCTATGCCGAGGCGCTTGGTATTGATTCAAGCCTGATTTCCATGCTCCGCCAGACCAGCGCGGAGACAGAGAAGCTCAAGCAACGCGCTCGTGACCTGGGTATCACGCTATCCCCAGAAGATATAAAAGGGCTGAAAGAATATAACGAATCAATTGCTGAGATGGATGCGGCAATGAGCGGGTTAAAAAACAAGATCGCAGTTGCTATTGTGCCGGAGCTTGAAGACTTGGCTGAATCCTTCAGCGATTTGCTCGCCGAAAACCAGGAGTGGATTGTCGAGGGCGTGGAGGCAACTGTGGAGCTTGTCGTAGACTTGGTTGACGCGCTCAAAAGACTGGCGCCTTTTATCTTGGCTACTGGCGCAGCTTTTGCTGTCGCGACCATCGGAACAGCGGGATTTGCTGCTGCCCTTGGTTTCCTAATATCTCCTGCCGTTTTAATTACCGCCGGGATTTTAGCTATCGCGCTCGTTCTTGATGATCTGATCGTAGCTTTCCGGGGCGGTGAGTCTGTTATCGCCAATTTCTTTGAGGAATTTTTCGGCTGGGATATTCAGCCGATTCTGCAAGGGGTGGTCGATGTTTTTAAGGATATTGGAGGCGGCGCGATACTAGTGTTTGACTTCCTGAAACCGATAGCACCGCTTTTACTCACTATCGGTGCGGCGTTTGCGGCGGCGGCTTACGGCCCTGCTCTCTTTGCGGGAGCGCTTGCCCTGATAACCTCACCGATCACACTAATCGTTGCTGGCGTCGCGGCCATTTTGTGGGTGATAAACGATCTCAACAAAGCTTTCACCGGCGGAGAATCTAAGATAATAGATTTTTCGGCATGATCGGAGACATGATTGAGTGGGTAGGAGAAAAGATAACCGGATTACTGCCCGACTGGGTTGTAAATCTTCTTGGCTTGGGTGGAGATAGCAAGAGTCCAAGTCGAGGCGGCAGCGGCGATGGTCCAGAGTCACAGTCTCAAGCCATGCAACCAGGCGGAGCAGTAACAAACGTCGGCGGAGCATCGAGCCGCGTGGAGCAGACCGTGAACATGGAAATCCGCACGTCTGACCCAGAAAAAGCAGGCAAGGCCGCGTCCGACGGAATGCAACGGCAGTTAGATGATGCCAAAACCCAAAGCCGCAGAGGGGGCATGTAATGGCGCTAAATCGGAGACTTGACGGACTACGCAAAAAACACCAGCGGCATCCGTGACTACATTAACGGGCAGTATGAGCACGACGGCAACGGACGGCGAAGAGGTCGGGACAGTTGGCGGCTTTACGGCCTTTGCGCAG